CAACAAGCTCACAGCAGATCCGTTTAAGCCGACGGAGAACGTCAAAGTCGGGATGAGTAATTATCTCGTCTGGGACGTTCCAATCGCTGGCTATACGCCTGCTGAGCAGCTTGCCGTCTACGTGGGCTTTCAGGCCATGTTGGCGGCAAGTAGTAATCTGCTCATCACCAAGCTTCTTGGTGGCGAGTCGTAGTGATCCTCTAGCTGTCATGAACGCGAAGATAAAAGGAGGGGTTAAGTCCCCTCATATCGTCGTGCCATTTCAGCTCCAGGGTGGCTTCTCCGAAGACGATGAGGGACGGATTGAATTCTCCATAAAGATCAGCTTTCGAGCTGTTCTTTTTTGGGGAGTTCTTCTGAACGCCATCGTCGTTCCATTGTCAAGCATCTTCCAAAGCTATGTCCTGCACTAGTTGCAGGCGTACTTTTGGGAGTGCTAACAGTGGTTTGTTGGAAGGCCAGTGCCATTTTCTTTGGCATTCACGTGATCTCAGTAGGTGGAGCAAGACCGCGATGGTCTTTAAGTGGATGATAAGTCCACTTATCCTACTGAAGTAAGTGTCATGGGCTATGGATCGTTTACCTCTATAAGGAGGGACGATGAAAAGCCTTATGTCACTCTGGTCCAGAGTAGCAGAGGAATCTGCTACTCGATGCTGCACTAGCGCCACTGAAGACATTAATACCGTCTTCAGGCGATCTGAACACGAGGGGATATCGTTTTTAACGATATCCCTACCGAACCTTGGTTCGTCCATCGAAAAATGGCTGGACCAAGGTCAGGTCGGTCCCATCACGGGCTTTAAGACCCGTGGAAGGCTCCCCCTATTTCTAGGAGGTTTCTTCGACCGTGTGTTCGATCGGTTTAGTGGCACGTTACTCTCTGAACCATGCATCGATTCAGTTATTGCCTTGCGTCAGCTAACGCTGATGTTCGGCAAACTGGCCCTTCCTTGCTCCCCAGCAAGGGAAAGGTCTGCGATGCGTGGTTTCATTGAGTGTGAGCAGGATGTCCGTCAAGTTGACATGGAACTCGACCAGAAAGATTTGGCTGAGTTCCGTTCTATGTCTAACTTGCTGTTTTCGGAGCTATTTTCCCAAATGGATAGAGATATCCACTATGGGCAATTGGTTCCGAAACATGGTCCCGGTGCTGTTGCTGATGGTCTTACCAGTAATGGTAAGTATCAGCTCCGCACGTGGACCCGGCGACTCGAGGAGGTCTTTCCTTCCTACGAGTACTTGATCCCTAATCTTCACTTCCGTGAAGAGTTGGATCAGGTGAACATCCTCGAACCCGGTTCGGAGACACCTGTGAAGGTGATCTCCGTTCCTAAGACGTTGAAGACACCCAGAATTATCGCGGTAGAACCCGCGTGTATGCAATATACACAACAGGCTCTGCTGCGTTGTTTTCTGGTTGCTCACTCTAGGGATGAACTCCTACGTGAGTTTATCGGTTTTGATGATCAGGTCCCTAATCAGGAGCTGGCTCATCAAGGGTCCATGAATAATGGACTCGCAACACTCGATTTGAGTGATGCATCCGATCGTGTCTCCAATCAGCTCGTTAGGGCGATGCTGCAAAATTGGCCTCTTCTGAATAAGGCCATTGATGCAGCACGTTCCCGGCGGGCTGACGTACCTGGCTACGGAGTGATCCGTTTAGCTAAGTACGCCTCTATGGGTTCAGCACTTTGCTTCCCGATGGAAGCAATGGTCTTTTTGACCATGATCTTCGTCGGGATTCAGAGATCGCTTAACGTGACCATGTCCAAGGCGGACATTAAGTCCTTCCTTGGGACGGTGCGCGTCTATGGGGACGATCTAATTGTCCCTGTAGATCATGTGCTGTCGATAGTACAGTCGCTCGAACTTTTTGGAGCTCGAGTCGGCCTGGACAAGTCCTTCTGGACCGGAAGGTACAGAGAGTCTTGTGGTCGGGAATACTTTAATGGAACGGACGTTAGTCTTGTCCGTGTCCGGCAAGTGTTACCCGACACTATCGCAGACGCTGCAGGAGTAATTTCAACAGTAAGCCTCCGTAACCAGCTTTACCATGCTGGTTATTGGAGTACCTGCCGTTGGTTGGATGGCCTCCTAGTGAAAGTGCTAAAGCACTTTCCCTATGTGCTACCAACTTCTCCTGTTTTGGGCAGGGTTTCATTCCTCGGTTATCAATCCGAGCGGATGCACCCATACCTCCATAGCCCCTTAGTTCGAGGCTATGTTGTGGAGGCCAAAGCTCCTAGTGATGAACTAGGAGGTACTGGAGCCCTACTTAAGTGCCTTCTCAGGCTGGAATACGGCAATAC